TGCCCACATATCATTCAAAGTTACTGTGTTCTCAGGCCCGACAATCAACGGCTTAATCATATCTGGCTGCTTAACCTTTGGCTCTAGCCTCCAAGCAATTGCAAGCATCCTAAATGCGTCAGCTGGGTGGCTTGTCCAATCATGCCTGGGCGTTTGCCTAAATGCCTTTTTGTCCTCGTCGTATTCCCGCTGATACTGTCGTAGTGCCTCTAGCCCATCGTGCGTTCGTTCGCTGTCAAACCAACATTGCGGCAACATCTGACGTACCGCCTGAATCCCGTCTTGCACCGACAAGTCAGGCACGATAGCCATGTTGTTAATACCTAAATACTCACTCAACTGCTCAATAACTGACTTACCCGCTGCTGCTAGAGTTTTAGCCCTTGCATCGTGCGGTAGGTAATGTTTTGCGTATTTATACGGCTTTTCTACGACTATTTTAGCTATTTCTGCAATGTTTGCACCACTTATTGCAAAATAATCAATGATGTGAATTTCGTTGCGGATGACTTGATACCACCAAATAGCTGTGTCATCACGATAGCCTAAGTCCCAAGCCGTGTATGTGGGTAGGTGCGGATCGTAATCAACACGCCTAACCTGACCGGCATCTGTGATTTTGCGTAAGTCCTCGCCATAAAAAGCGCCAAGAATTGCCGCCTCAAACGAACACTCGTACTCTTGCAAGAACTGGTCATCGCTGATCTGTGCGGCAGCTGCCCGCAGCTCTGTGTCGGGTAGCAGTCCAGACTCACTAGCCTTTAAGACAAGGTGAAACCACTCGTCAGGCGTTCGTTTAGCTTGCTCAAATATCTGCCAAAACTGGTTCTTACCCTTTGGCGTACCGGCGAACACAGCCCAACCTTGCTTGTCTGACAATGTAGGTCGAATGACGTTACCCCAGACTGATGGTCTAAAGTCACCATATTCGTCCATAAACACGCCATCAAAGCCCAAGCCACGCATAGCATCTGCGTTATCAGCCCCAAACAAGCGTATTTTGCCGCCAGTTATAAGCTCAATGGTCAGTTCAGCCTCGTTGCTTGACGCAAGCACAGGCGCAGCAAAATGTTTGAGATAATCCCAAGCCACAGACTTAGCTTGGCTGCGGTAAGGTGCAATGTAAGCAAACAACGGTTGCTGGCTCTTGCACATCAAGCCTGCCCTGATAATATCGTTAATAGCTGCGACTGTTTTGCCTGCACGACGATGGGCCACCAAACAAGCCCAACGTTCGCTGCGATTATGGAATGATTTGAATACCCGTCTGGGTGAATACGGCAGTATTAGTTCTCTGCCCATTTAACCACCAGGTCACGACCATCAGCGCCAGCAATCTCATGGCGGTCTGTTTCTTTCCACCTAGCCCTAGTCTTAAGCCAAAAGATAGCCGCGGCTGTATTGCCGTTCTTGGCCTGCTGAAACAAAGTACCCGCAATAGCTGAGTTAGCGTCAATCCTGCCTTCATCTAGCTCAGTCTGGTAATACTTTACAAGGGTATCGGCTGAGATTTTTAAGCGAATAGCAATATCTTCGTGTGGGCAACCTAGCGCAGATAAACGCTTTGCGGTATCCCTGTCTGCTTGAGTTGGCTTGTGTTTTATACCTTGAGCCATTTTATAACTCCGAAAGAACTGCTTTTTTGCCAGTAAAGTTTTCCCACCGCTTTACTATTACGTCACAGTATTTAGGATCAAACTCCATCAAATAGCCAACCCGACCATTCTTTTCGGCAGCGATCATAGTTGTACCAGATCCACCAAAGCTATCCAATACAATGTCACCACCCTTAGTATTATTTAGCATTTGATATTCAAATAGAGCAACGGGTTTCATTGTTGGGTGTTCACCGTTTCTTCCTGGCTTTTCAAATTCCAATATAGTTGATTGTTTACGATCAGCAGCCCAAAGGTGTCCAGCACCTTCTTTCCATCCATATAAACAAGGTTCGTGTTTCCAATGGTAATCTTGTCGGCCCATTACAATACTAGACTTTTTCCAGATTAAACATTGACGTACTTTCCATCCCGCATCTACAGCTGCGCCTCGAAAGTTAAACCCTTCGCTATCAGCGTGCCATATATAAAACACGGCGCCTTGTTTCATCACTACATCAGCCGCAACGTAGGCATCTCTTAAGAATTGTCTAAAATCATCGTTAGACATTGAATCGTTTTTAACCGTCAACCCGTCTGTGCGTCTATTTCTCTTTTTAGCTTCTTCAGGCGTTTCATTCATGCCAAGCGCTACGTTGTACGGTGGATCGGTCAGCCACATATCTACTAGTCTGCCATTGCACAGCTTTTCTAACTGATCTATTTGGGTGCTGTCCCCGCACATAAGCCTATGGTTACCCAGTACCCATACATCGCCCAGCTTAGTAATCGGCTCTGGCGGAGGTTCTGGTACTTCGTCCTCGTTCGTTAATCCCTCAATTACTTCAACTGGGTTTAACAAGGCGTTAAGCTCATCGGCATTAAATCCTAACAATTCAAGCGAAAACTTATCCTCAAGCAGCTCGTTTAGCTCGATGGTAAGCATATTGTTGTCCCACCCGGCGTTTAACGCTAAGCGGTTGTCAGCAATGATGTATGCTTTCTTTTGCGTTTCGGTCAGGTCTTTTAGCTCAATGACTGGCACTTCCGTCATGCCTAGCTTACGAGCCGCCATCAACCTGCCGTGACCAGCTATGATCCCGTGTTCCCCATCCACTAAGATAGGGTTTGTCCAGCCAAACTCTTTAATGCTTGCGGCTATTTGCGCTACTTGTGCATCATCGTGCGTTCTGCTGTTTTTGGCGTAAGGTATTAGCGCCGTGACTGCGACTTGTTCGATCTTCATTACTTACCCAATTGTGGTAGTTTAAGTATGAATAGTTTAGCCTACTTATTGCGTTCGCTAATATTCTTAGCTTTTGATCGGGCATCTTCCTTGCTGTTTGCGCCCCATGCTTTTAAGGCTAACGCTAATCTGGTTGGTTTACCGTCCTTTTCCATCGGCCCTGGCATATTGCCCATTCGTGCAAGAAAACTGGCTCTGCGTGGGTTATCGCCTGACTTAACGGGTGGCTTGAGGTTCATGCCTTCCGCTTTGGCACTTGCTCGACCCTTGGCATTTAGACCGCCAGCAGGGTTTTGTCCCTCTTTGCGTTGCCAAGCCGCTGTCATTTCTTCTCGTCTTTAGCTGTCTTAGCTGATTCTTTGAAGTCTTTAGCCGTAGGTGCGCCTGGATCGCCTGGCTTTCTCATCTTTTCGCCGCTGCCGGCTTTGATCCGTTCTTGTTTTGCAAGAATATTGGCGTAGAGTCCCGCTTTCATTTGAACGCCTTTAGCTTATAAAGGGTTGAGTCGATTAAGTCGGCAATCTCGTCCACAATGTTTTGTAGCTCTGAGTCTTTAGGCAATTCGTCACGAATGTCTTTAACAAACGCTTTTACGCCTGTGATGTATTTGACGGGATCGGTGGCTAGGTGGAAATCTTTGGGGTAGCTCTTGATGATAGAGTAAGCGCCTTGATACGCCTCTGCCCACTTATCGACTAGCTCAATAATGGTGTCGTAGTATTCATTCAGCGCAATGTGCTTGGCGTAGCTGTCTGTTTGCAAGTGCATAAAGTGTGCATTTGTTCCGCTGTGGAACAAGGTAGACACAAAAACGGCAGGATAGTCCATAGTGACCTCACAAGATAGCTATCACAATTGTACAACCGCCGCCTGATTTAATCGACCCCCTTGCAATCTCTATTTTGTCAAACTGTCCGTCATCGTCGAACACGCCTGCATCTTGCAATGCGTCAAATAAGCCTTTTAGTCTGTTGTCTAGGTCAATGCTGCGCCTATCTCTTGGGAATATTGTAATGATCGCCATAAGCCTGTTTGATCCAAAAGTAGGCACTTTGTTGACCGTAACGTACTCTTGCACCGCTAATTTGTAATCCCTGCCGCCTTGACTAAGTATTGTTCTGCCCCTAAAGTTGCGCCAATAAGTGTTCATTGATGGCGGTAACGGCAACTGTAGTGTGGCAATCACAGTAACGCCTCAGTCTGGGCTAATAAATCTTCTTCTGTAACCCCATACTTTTGAGCAAACGCCTTTTTGCCCAGTCCATGTACCCCATCATTGCCGGTATGATGATTTGGGCATAACGGTATAACCGGCGCATTTTCACGTTTCATTCCTAATCGTCTGATGTGGTGAATATGCGGCATTGTTTCGCCATATCCTAAATGTCGGCACAAAGCACAACCCAGTTCCACAAGTTTTTCATAATGTTTTTTTTGAACTTTGGTTGCCATTAAATGTGTTTCCAAGATTCGCCGTAACGAATTTTTCCCAAACCGCTAATAGACATATTGTATTTTTCAGCAAAATACGCCAATGGTTTTTTAGAATACTTAACGTTTTTAGCTTGCTGCTCGTTTAATTTTGCGCTTGCGCTGTTTTGACCGCCACCCCAAGTTCCATGTTTAATTTTGTCTGCATGGTTGTTTTTTGGCGTGTCCCAACGTAGATTTTCAATTTTGTTATCAGTTGTTACGCCGTTATTGTGGCAACATTCCATTGCATTTGGGCATTGGCCTAAAAATGTTTCAGCAATTAATCTATGAACACTATATTGTTTGCGTTTTCCCGCAATAGTTAAATTTACAGTCAGATAACCATTTAAATGAACAAATGGCGATAACACTTTGCCACCATACAATCTTTCACCAAATGCTGTTTTGCCTTTTCTTATTTTTGATCGCACATTCCCAAAATTTGAGGCTTCATAATAATCTTCCCAACCAGCAATTTCTTTCCATATTTCCATGATTTTCTCCTTATGTGATGTTAACACCATATAAGGATATTCTCAATTTTGTTCAACTTGAGCCTCAGTCCATTGTTGCAAGTCTACAACCACAATCTGCATATCCACCGCAATGTCAGCGGCTGCATCGAATTGACCTTTGAGGACAAGTTTACGGTAATGAGCGACCAACACGGCAAGTTTAATCAGGCTTTCAGAATAGTCGATCATTTTTTACCCTTTAAAAAGGTATTAACTTTTGCCCTAAGTTCTTCTACGCTGCCAACATCGTCGATAAAGTCTAATACTGAAGCGCATATTTGAAGTTCTAAAACTTCAGTTGCTGATAGTTTTGTGGTTTTTTTGTTTGTAATTTCAGCCACTTGTTTTAGTAATTCGTGGCTCATTTCGTTAATTTCTCAATTTGTCGGTTACTGGCCTGCTCTGTACGCCAGGCATCAAATCGCATCTGTGCGCTAGTCATGCGCCATTTAAGCAACTCGGCCTGCTCGGTTGCTGCCCCGATTGCGTCACAATGGGTTTGATATTTTGGGTGAGCGTAAGCCTCTCGCTCTTGGCCTCCAATGCTAGTTTCGCCTGATTCTTTCATCAGGATGGCTTTTAGGCTTGACTTGAACGCCTCCAGTTGCGCCAGTTCGCCCTTTGCTTTGGCATATGCCGGTGCATTGTCCCAAATGTACTCAATCGCTGGGTGTGGGCTGTATTCACTCATTTAAGTAACTCCCATGCAGTTGCTGCCACTGATGGAACTTGTCCATTTCCAATGGCTTTAAGTCTGTGAGACCGAGCGGCCACCCCATTAGCCACTCGACAAACATTGG